GCTGGCCATATCTTCAAGTTTGGTGTTACTTGTCTATCAAGAAAATATTGCGTAGGTCTACCAGCTGTAGTTTTGGTGGGAATATTAATATATGTGTCTCTGCTAATTCTACTCATGCTAAAGTCTGTTCCACTTCTGCGAACAACAGCAGATAATATATCAATAACGTCTGTACCCAAACTGTATTCTGAATCAGATGTAGTAAGAGCTTGTGTTTTTTGCTCAATAGTCCATTGATTAAGACCACGATTAGCCCATTCTGCTAACATGATGTTCAAAGAACGTTTAGCTGTTTGCAAATCATATCCAGTTTTAGCTTCTAAGCCACATCGCTCAAAAGCTTCTTCTATATATTCTGCTACATCTAATTCAAAATCAGTTGAGCTTGATGTTGCCATTAGGCTTTACCACCTTTTTTCATTTTCTTAGCCATGCCACCGCCACGCATTTTCTTCATTGCCATGCCACCACCTCTCATTTTTTTGGGCTTTGCTTCACCACCCATCATCATTTTTTTAGCAGCATTTTTAAGTTGATCGCCCATAGCCATCATTTTTCTTGGACTCATTGCCATTTTAGTCTCCTATAATAATTTTCACGTTGCTTATAAATGTCCTCAACATTGTACATACTATAATAATTATCATAATATCCAAGTTTCTTCAATTTATTTGCACTTTCTTGAAGTTTACTTAGTCTTTGTACGAATATCAAAGAATATTCCTCACTGACAATTTCATCAAATGAGCCATCATCTATAAGCTCATTTACATCATCATCAGGGTGGAATCCCATTAACCAAATATCTTGTTGGTCAAATTTCTTTTCATGTATTAATACGTTTAAGTTAGATAAATTATTATGAAATATTTCGTTATCTTCATAACATAGATCAATAACTATAATTAAGTCTTTGGAATCATGAAACTTATTTATTAAAGTATAAACAATATCATAATTATTATTAGTTTTTAAAGCAAAACCAACTTTGTTGTTTTTCCAAGCAGTTTTTGCATATGGACATGATGGTAAATTGTTGTAATTTTTATTTGGTATTTCTAAGGCGTGTTTTGACCACTGACGTATTTCTTCGCAAATTTTATCTTCAAGGCTCATTTCTTTTTTCTTCTTGCTGCTTGAACTCTTCTTGGCTTACCTGCTGGTTGACCTAATCTTTTCTTTTGTGCAATACGTTTTCTTTTCTCTGAAGTAGACATTTCAGATCCAGTCTTAGGAGTTTTACTGGAAATTCTTTTTGATGGTCTACAGTATGGCGTACCTCTCTTCTCTCCTTTTTTTCTTCCACAAGCCTTGCCAGTCCTTTGATCTTTCCAATCTTCTTTGAACCATCGTTTTAGTGCAAGACCTGCTTTTGTTTTACGAACAGCCATTATCTAAACTTTGTAACTTTACGTCTATTTTCCATAACAGCTCCACAACCACGAGCTATATTAGGATTGTTTGTTTTTCTTTTACGAGTTCTTTTAGGTACATTACCACCATTTTTAAGCTCTATTACACCACCTTCTGCTTTCTTTTTAGCCTTCTTTTTACCACCAGTGCCATAGTTTGCGGCTCCTACCTTACGGCATTTTGCGATGGCCCCTGAAGCATACGCACTTGGAAAAACTCTGTAACGAGCTTTGACTTTATGATAACAAGCGTCTTTTGGCATTTTTTTTCACTTTTACTACTTTTTTTATTTTTTTCTTTTTGTTCGGTGGCTTTGAAATTTGTCTGCTCATTTGTGATCTACCCATAACCATTATATTAACTGCTCCAAGCCAGATGCTACAATAATTAATGACACAATCATCCACAATCTGTTATCTAATTTATTTAACTTACTGTGAATATCCTCATATCTTTGTTTACAAGTTTCTTCGTGTTTTTCTAATAATTTTAAAACTTCTTCTGCTTTCATTAACACTTCCACCTTCTTCTAGCCTGTCGTAAACGACTATTAGGATCTTTGGCTGCTTTCGGAAACTTTTTCATTTGACCAGCACTTCTTGCACAATAAGACTTACGTCTCTTGGCTGCGGCACTGCCTTTTTTTACTTTACCCGTAACAGCAGTTTTTAACTTAGAACCAGGATTATCTCTACGATATTTAGCAACACCTTTGGCAGTCATTCCCGCACCTGCTTTAGTAGGGCGTTTATGACCACCACTTATGGTGTGACCTTTCATAGTGCCTTTTCTTTTCTTCTTCTCAGCCATTTAAAAGCCTACGCATAGAATACAGTTATATTATCCGCAGTATCCACAGTGTATTTAACAGAAGCTCCATTATCAAACAAAACACCTTGAGATGGTATTGTTCTATCAACAGTAGTATTTGCTGTACCTATAGTTCTTGATTTAAATAAAGTTGTACCACTTTCAGGTGTTCCGTTTATAAATTCTACGTCACCTGCTGTACCACCTGATACTACAGACATACCTTTAAGTCTTACTCTATTAGAACTTTCTACTGCTTGAGCGCACAAAGTTCCTGAACCAACTTTTATATTAGCAGCAAATTGTGCAGAGCTAGTAACTGAAGTAACTGTTAAAAACAATTTTGTACCTGCGACTGCTTCAGCAGAACCTGTTGAAGTTATAACTTCTGTTAAAGCATCACCAAAAACATCTGTACCAACAATGGTATTTGTCTTGCCATTATCGCCTGTGCCTGTAGTTGTAACTATAACATTTCTAGCTGCGCCTCCAGCAAACGTAGTATTTGCCATTGTTGCAGAAGTATCAGGTCTAGCTGCAGTAACTAATCTGTCATCATCTGAAGCATTCTCATCACTTATCGTTAATGCTCGTACATCTGATAAACTCGCCATTAATGCCTCCTATTAATATACTGAATATTCTATTTCCAGAGTTGCACGGAAAGCAGTTAAAGCAGTATCACAAGTTGAACCTGCACATAAGTAAAGATTATTACTTGCTATCGCTGCATTTATATTTGGCTCAAATACATGAAATGTTCCAGCAGTTGCATCTAAATCAATATCAACTTCTGTTACTGAATCTGTTGCTGATATTCTTGGATTAAATGATGCAACACCTGCACCTACAATCTCTGTTCCAGATGATACTGCGGTATTTGTTGCAGTTCCAGATGTGGCACTTAACTGTAAATTAGCTAGTGAGTTAGCATCACTAGCAGCCGCAGTTGTAATTCCAATAACTACTTTATGAATAAAGAACTTGGATGCAGTAACCAATGCGTCTGGATGATCTGCATTTAAAGCACCTAATTCTACAAGAACATCATCATCTGCATAAGTTGTACTTGCTGCATTAGTGCTAGCCAAACTTACTGCAAATGTTTGAATTTTTCTTGTACCCATAGAAATAAGTTGTCCAGTTGAGTTAACTGAAAAACCAGTTTGTGTAATAGCACCAGTTGTGCCGTTTTTATTGATTACGTTGAATCCACCCTCTGAACGGACTGGACCTGTAAAAGTTGTAGTAGCCATGTGAGTCTCCTTGTCTTGGCAAATGTCGAAGTTAATTCTTCGTCAAGGTAATTTAACTATACATAAAAAAAGGGTGACTTACAAGCCACCCTTTTAATAATCGAACAATTGTTCGTTAAGCTGCGCCTGGTGATCCAAACACACAACGAGGATCAGAGAATCCAAAAGCATATCTTTCTCTTGCTTTATATCTCATGTTTCCTGTGTCGAAGTCTGCTTCCATGCTTGTGCTTAATGGTGTTCTTTCAAAATATTTGAAACCATTTGGAGCATCTGTTTTGATGAAAAACGCATCTGTATCTGTTAAGAAATGGTTGATAACGTAACCTTCTGGTAACATTCCCATATTCCTAATTGCGTTTACATCGTTGTCAGCAGTTCCAGGTCTTAGAGTTGACTCTAATAAACGATCAGCAACAAACTGTAGTGCTGGTGGAATGATTAACTTCATACCACGAAGAGCTACAATCATGTTTCTCTCGTCAACAAAATTAGAAATGTCAATTAATGCACTTTCTAATGATGTTTCATTTAAGTCAGCGGCACTTGATGGCTCATTTGAAAATGTTCCACCACCACCTAGAGGATGGTCTGTAGCACAAAGCTCTTTTCCATCACCACCAGTAAAGCTAGAACTAAACGCATTGTTTAGAGTAGAAGCAGCTTTTACTTGCTTGGTGTGTGCCATTGATCTTGCTAGTGCCTTTGTGTATCTAGCACCAAGACGGTCATAGAGATTATCTTCCATTGCTTCCTCAGTTAATGCGAAAGCTAATGCAACTGTCTCCATTGTATATCTTGATGTATATACTTCGTTTGCAGAATCAAAAGATACACCAGCACCCTCTGATTTTGTTGCAGCATTACCAAAACCACTT